CATTCCACTGCCGCCGTTGCAATCGGTGATCAGCGTCAAATATGATGACAGTGGCGGTGTCGAGCAGACTGTCGATCCAGCCAATTATTTCGTCGACAATGTTTCCGAGCCTGGCTGGGTGGTGCCGATTGCCAGCTTCACTTGGCCGAGCACGTTGAATGCCATCAATGCCGTGCGCATCCGTTATATCGCAGGGTATCCGCCTGATACCAGTTCGCCGCCTGATTTGAGATTCAACATTCCGCCTACCATCAAGCAAGGAATGCTGTTGATCATCGGTAATTTATACGAGAATCGCGAGGATAATCTGGCCGGGACAACGATCAATGCAATGCCGTTCGGCACGGAAAATCTCTTGCGGCCGCATCGCGTGCGTCTAGGCATGGCATGATCAAGCCGGATTGGTTTCCCGACTGGACGGGCGAATGCGTTGCCATCGTCGCCGCCGGTCCATCGGTGATGCGAGCGGACGTGGACAAGTTGCGCGATCGCATCCACGTCGTCGCCATCAACGAGAGCTACAAACTATGCAAATGGGCTGATGCCCTTTACGCCTGCGATGACAAATGGTGGAATTTGAACAAAGGAGCCAAGGATTTTCCCGGCCTAAAGATCACGCAGAATGATGAAGTGGTGCGCAATTTTCCGGAGATCAAGAAAGTCCGCATTCGCAAGAGAGACAAGAATGAATATTGGCATGAGATCCTCATGGACCAGGCAGGCGAGATCGGCGGCGGTGGCCATTCTGGTTTTCAGATGATGAACCTGGCAGCGCAGTTCGGGGCAACCGCAATTCTGTTGCTCGGTTTCGATATGTGCTATCTTAACGGTCAAGTGCATTGGCATGGACGGCATCCGCCGCCAGTGGACAATCCCATTGACAGCAATTTCGAAAAATGGATCAGAACGACTGATACCGCCAAGCAAAAACTCGATGGCCTCGGCATCGATGTGGTGAACTGTTCCATGATCAGCAAGCTGACGAAATATCCCAAGCTCGGCATCGATGACGCCTTGAAACGGTGGACGTTATGACATTTCAAGAAATATTGGAAGGCATTACGAGTCATCGAGCCAATCGGCTGCAAATTAATATTCCTTCTGGAGATGTCATCGGGAAGGATTTAGAATGATAAAAATTTTTGTTGGCTGCAGCGCCAATGGCGAAGATGCCGAAGCGCAAGCGATGCTGGAATATACATTGCGGCAGCATCACCGCGACAATGACATCGAGCTGACTTGGATGATGCTGTCACGCGATCCGGCTTCGCCTTGGTATTCCGATCCGGCCAAGCGCGGCGGCTGGAACACCAAAGGATGGGCAACGCCGTTTTCCGCTTTCCGCTGGGCTATTCCGCATGTCTGCGATTTTCAAGGCAAAGCCATCTACATGGACGTGGATAAGATCTTCATGGCCGATGTCAGCGAGCTGTGGAAGCAGGACATTCCGGAAAACCGCTGCATGCTGACCAAGGATGAAAAGCATTCCTGCGTCATTCTGTGGGATTGTGCCAAGGCGCAGCGCTTCATCGCCAACTACAAGATGATCCGCGAGGTCGAAGGTTTCTATCGCAACATCCGCCGCAACATCGGCAACGCGGCGACAAAATTTTCCGGCAACTGGAACTGCCTCGACGGCGAAAACTACGCCACGCTGACCGATCCCGATATTAAGATCATTCACTTCACCAAGGTAGAGACACAGCCGCACCTAAAATGGGCGCTGCCGCGACTGAAGGCGCAGGGCAAGAAGCATTGGAATCAATGGACGCTGCGGGCCGAGCAGCCGTTGCCGCATCGGCGGAAGGATGTCGCGCCGCTGGTGGAAATCATTTGGCAGCGGGCACAGGAAGCAGGCTATACGGCGGCGAAATATGAAGCCTTGGCCAGCAATTTCGGCAGCTATGATGCAGTACGTGGCGGCGCGGCGGCCTGATGTGCGCCGACTGGACCGACCGTGGAGTCCAGCGCCGCTGCATTTCTTTTTCTGCTTTTCGCCTTGATGGCCTCGCTGATCTGCTACCACGTGCAGCAGGAGCCAGCGTACTCGATATCGGCTGTAATCGTGGCGCGGTTTGTCATGATTTTGTGTTGGCTGGCGCTGCTGTGGTTCATGGTTGTGACATTTACGACATGGGTATGAAGGTAGCAAATGAGTGGTTTGCCGACATTCGATCGGTTGAAGCGCGCTTTGAAGTCGTGGATCTACGCGGGGGAGCCGGAGCACTTAAGAGAGCTTTTGGTGCTGATTATCGTCGCGAGTACGATTTTGTTCTTATGCTGGCTGTATATCACAAGCTAAGGCGCATCATGCCATTGGCGAATTTACTGCATCTGGTCGATCATATCGCGCATCATTGCGGCAAGTTTTTCGTGTGGCGCGGCTCGCGCGAGGAAATAGACGAATTCGAAGCCACGGTGATCGCCAAGGGATTCCGCCGCGTGCATTATTCGGAGATCTGCCTGATCCAGCGGCCGGATACGCAAAGCGTACAAGCACAACCGACGGCAATATGGGCGAAGGAACATGCGCTCTGAAATGCATTGACGGCATCTGGTTTCCCGACAGCGAGCAGCATTTGGTGAAGATGCTGAAAGTGAGCCAGCAGATCGGCGGCAAAGGGGCTTATCAATACGAAAAATTGATTGCCGCCGTTGATTATGCCAAGCAGCGGCGTTGTGCCGTCGACATCGGCATGCATGTCGGTCTGTGGGCAATGCATCTGGCGAGAATGTTCAAAAGCGTGATCGGTTTCGAGCCGGTAGCCGAACATATCGCATGCCTGCACTTGAACATGAAAGGTACGAGCAATTATCAGGTACATCATTGCGCATTGGGCAATCGGATTGATTCGGTTGGATTGCAATTTCTCGAAGGCAGCACCGGCAGCACTCATATCGGAAACGGCAAAGACGTTGCCATGTTTCCGCTGGATCATTTCAATTTCGATACTGTCGACTTCATTAAGATCGATGTCGAGGGCTATGAATATTTCGTGGTGCAAGGCGGCGAGAAAACTATTCGCACGCACAAGCCCGTCATCATCGTCGAGCAGAAACCCGGCAAGGTGGAATGGTACGGCAGGAAACGATATGACGCCAAAGAGCTGTTGCAATCGTGGGGGATGCGCCCACAATTCGAAATGCATGGCGATTGTTGCCTGACGTGGAAATAATTTAATGGGTTTTGGTGACGAGATCATCGGCACAGGTTTGGCGCGCGGCGCGCGGGCGCGAGGAAAGCGCATTGCCTTCGGCGACGGGCGGCAGATCAAATGGGGGCCATGGTGCCAGGAAATATTTTATAACAATCCGAACATCGCCTGGCCGGGAACCGAGAATGGCAAAGATATTGAATGGATCGACCATTACAAAGGCGCACGCAAATATAATACGCTGCTCAACGGCAAGTGGCAGTGGAATTATGATTTCAAGGTGCAGGCTGGCGAATTCTATTTTGATGACATCGAGAAAAATCTGATGGCGCGTCAGCAACCGGGCTTTATCGTCATTGAGCCGAATGTGCCTTGGCATAAGGTGGTGGCGGCCAACAAGGATTGGGGCGACGGCAAATATGACCAAGTGGCGCAAGCTTTAAAAAAGCACGGCCATCGTGTGCTGCAGTTCAAGCACAAAAATTCGCGCCGCATTATTGATGGTATCGAAATTGTCGAAAATCCGAAATTCCGCCATGTGATTGCCATGCTGTCGCGCGCCAAGCTTTATATCGGGCCGGAAGGCGGCATGCATCATGCGGCAGCAGCGGTGAATGTGCGGGCGGTCGTTATCTTCGGCGGCTTCATTCCGCCAGCGGTGATGGGTTATGACAATCAGATTTCATTGACCGGCAATGCGCAGCAGGCTTGCGGCAATATTCAGCGCTGTGAGCATTGTCGCAAGGCGATGCAATCGATCGCGGTCGAGGAAGTCGTCGAGAAGGCATTGGTATTGCTGTGAAATATGAATCTTACATCTTGCAGAACAAAGCCGAGCTGGAGCATTTCACTCGCTTACTGCTCAAGGAAGGAGTGAGATCGTATCTGGAAATCGGCTGCAAGTTCGGCGGCTCGGTTTGGTATATCGCCAATCGACTGCCAATAGGGGCGCGGATAGTCGGCGTTGATCTGCCGCATGGCGATACCAGCTTCAAGGAATCACAAGCGCCGCTGGAACATTGTTTTGCACAATTACGTAAACGCGGATTCGATGCGCATTTGATTATCGGCGATAGCACCGACGCGAAGGTGATCGAGAAAGTCTACGCGCTCGGACCTTATGATGCGGCCTTCATCGACGCCAATCATACGGTGACTTATGTGCGACAGGATTGGATGAATTATAGCAAGATTGTCAAATTGATTGCATTCCACGATATCAATTTTTTTCGTGCCGGTGGCATGCCGAAAGGCAAGAAACCGATCGAAGTGCCGCAGATATGGAATGAGATTAAAAATGCTTACCGTTACGTCGAGATCAAACACGATATTCAAGACAATGGGATTGGCATATTGTGGCTCTAGCTTTTGTCACTTGGTTATGGGGCGATAAATATTCGGCGTTGGTTATTTTGAAGTTGGCTGATGGCATCCGGCGCAATACCCATCAGCAGTTTCGTTTCATTGTCGTCACCGATCAGTATCTAAAAAACGGCCAATATACATTTCCTAAATTCGTTGAGATCATTCCCATTCCTGATCCGCAATTGATCGGGCGCGGCTGCTTCTGCCGATTGCGCATGTTCGATCCGCAATGGCAACGAGACAATCATTTCGATGACCGCATTGCTGCGCTTGATCTCGATACGGTGATCACCGGATCGCTGGACACGATTTTCAATAGCACGGAAGCCTTTATGATTCTGCAGGGCGTCAATTCGCTTAATCCCTGCCCGTTCAATTGCAGCGTCATGATGTTGCATGCCGGGGCTTGTAGTAGCATCTGGGAGCGATTCACATTAGAGAAGGCGCAGGCAGTGCCCTACCATGAATTTCCCGACGACCAAGGCTGGATCTGGCATGTGCAGCCGAAAGCAATGGGTTGGCGCGGCGGTGAGCGCAGCGGCGTTTATGCTTTCCAGAAACCGGGCTGGCCGTATCACGCCGATGTTCGTAATCTGCCGCATAATGCCAGAATCGTCAGCTTTATCGGCTGGCGCAAACCGGCACAATTCGCGGATCTGCCATGGATGATGCAGCACTGGCGGTTGGGAAACTAGATGTTGCCAGAGTGCGGTTGTTCGTGCCGCCGAACCTGAAGAAATTCAAGTTCGATCTGTTTCACCGCATTGCCAGTCATATCAAGAAGCTCGGCGGCGATGCCATCTATTATGATTATGCGGCGATCGGTAATTTGCCGGATGAGCTGATCCCGATTGTCGGCTGCACGCCGGAATTTCGCAGCTACATCGAGGACTGGCGGCGGCGCAAGCGTCCATGGATCTACTGGGATCGCGGCTATCTGCGCCGCGTGTTCGCCACATGGCTGCCCAAGGGATCGGAAATGGGGCTGCCGGGCGGTTTCTACCGCTGGCACCTGAATACGCCGCAGATGGATCGCATCCACGATGTGCCGGATGACCGTTGGAGATTTCTTGGTCTGCAAAAATTCGGCTATCCGAAACCGTGGAATAAGAACGGCGATTACATCGTCGTGGCCGACACGCTGCCGGATTATTGGAAGATGTTCAGCGATCCGTTGTGGACCAAGCAGATTATCCACGAATTGAAAAAATACACCAAGCGCAAGATCATTCTGCGCGACAAGGAATCGAAGCTGGACTTGAAAACACAATTGAAGGATGCCCATTGCCTGGTGGCACACGGCAGCATTGCCGCCGTCGAAGCCGTGGTGTTGGGATGTCCAGTATTCGTCGAGCCGTTGAGCGCGACCGCTCTAGTGGGGCAAACAGATTTTAGCAAGATCGAGCAACCGATCTATCCGGAACGCCAGGCTTGGCTTAATTCATTGGCCTATTGTCAGTTTCACGAGGCCGAGCTGGTCGATGGAACGCTATGGAGGTTGATCCGCTGATGCCGTGGGTGCGCTTCACGCAGAATTATGACTGGAAGCCGAACGAGCGAATAATGATTGCTTACCGCGCCGGAAGAATTCATCTGGTCAAGCAAGCTGTCGCCGACAAAGCCATCCGCGAGGGAAAGGCAGAGCCTGTCGAACGTCCGCAGAAAGCAGCAATATGCCAGCGGGCGACCTGAGATATCGTATCGGTTTTTATCAACGCGGGAGCGGCGCGATGTCGCCACCTGACTATGGTAGCCAGCCTGGCTATCCTAGCATCGCGACCTTCATCGTTCGCGCCAATATCGATGCCAAGGCGGGCAGTGAACAGGTGCTGGCGGCGCGGCTGACCGGCAAGAATTTCGTCACCATCACGGTGCGGCAATCCTCGACTACCGATCAGGTCGATACCGATTGGATGGCGAAGGATGAGAATAGCGGCGAGATTTACAACATCCGATCTGTGATCGATCCGCAAAAGGGCAATAGCAATCATGGCTTTTGGTGGGAAATGGTGTGCGAGAAAGGCGTGGCGGTATAAATGGCGCAGAATGTTTCAGTTGAACGCTTTCGCAGATTGACCGAACAACTAAAGAATGAAGTTCATATCGAGGCGGTGCGCGAGTTATACAATCAGGCCAATAATCTCAGAGAGGCGATCGAAGAGCTGGCACCAATCTATAGCGGGCCGCCATTGCCGGATGTCGATCCTGGGGCATTGAAATCAACAGTGCGAACCGTGCCGGATCGCAGCAAGGACACCGTCGTGCGGGTGGTGGCAGGCGGCAGAGAGACGACGCATGAAGTTGCAGGCAAGCCCTATGATTATGCGCGCGCGGTAGAATTCGGCACCGTGGCGATGTCGGCGCATCCGTTCTTCTTTCCTACCTATCGTCTGATGAAGCGGCGCATGATCGCGGTGATGAAAAATCGCATCACGCG